CAGAATGCTGCAGAATCAGTACGATCAGCAGCTGGCACAGAGGAAGGCGCAGGAAAAACGGCGGATACAGATTGCGAAAAGGGATTATAAGTTGTGGAAACTGCAGCAGGAAATGGATCTGGTGTAAAAAAAGGAGGAAATGTATGGAAATTACTGCAGAAAATATACTTTTTCTGGCAAAAGTGCTGATGGGAAGCATACTGCTGCTTTATTTGTTAGTGTGCGGCGTCGGGATGTATTATTTGGTTAGATTTTTATTAAACAGAAAAGGGGGTAAAGATGGGAAGAGTCTTTGTGGACGACCAAAGTCTGAAGATGAGTGATATGCAGAAGGGAAATGAATGCGGCAGAATACTGGAACCTCATGTGCAGAATGTTAAAATGATGGACTTGGCAGAACATCTGCAGAATGTGTTCGGCATCAAGATGACTAATATTGTTGCCGCAGTAAATAATGTCAGAACAATGAAAGAAGAAGGCATGCCCGTAGACGGGCAGCTGACGCTGAATGTCGGGAATTACTGCGTCAAAATTTCGTGCGAGCCGACGGCGGATACGTCCGCGTTCAGCTTGAAATGTTTTGAGTTTGATTTTTCTGTTGAAGGCGAGGCTGTCACGGTGTCGCTGAAATATAATGAGCCAGTACCTAATAAGGAGGTTAAGCATGGGTTGGAACGAACAGAAGTTTCAAAAAGCAAAAAGAATTATTAGCCCTATACTGAATACGGCAGCAGGTGTTGGAGCGGTCGCCGCAGGGATGGGAATAAAGAAAAAGTTGGCCGATCTCAATATGAAAAAGCAGCAGAGACAACTGCAGGCAGCACCTAAAAGCAGAAATGCAGGCGGGAGCCGTAATGCATATGAGCTGCCTGACAGCGTGGTGAACCTGCATAAAAGACCTAGAAGCAATGAGGACGTGTAAGTATGGCAAGCGATATATGGGGGCTGCTCGCACAGGCGCTGGGAACAGGGCTTAAAAGCGGCGCAGACGCATATCAGAAGAGCAGAGAAAATCTGCGCAGAGAAGAAAATCTTAGAAGACAGCATGAACTCCGCAGCGCGGAGTTTGAAGCGCGCAGACAGGCGCAGCGGGAAGAAAAGCTGGCTGTTCAGCAGCTGCAGCATGAACTCCGTAATGCGGAGTTTGAAGCGCGCAGACAGGCGCAGCAGGAAGATTTTCAGAAACGGCTTGCTTTGCAGGAAGAACAATGGAATCGGAAATTTGCAAGACAGCAGGAAGCTAAAAAACAGCAGGCGAAACTTAAACAAACCCAGTCAATGAAAGAACAGGCGGGATACCTAAAAGATATGTACCGCATGTATGACCAGCAGATAGTGCAGCTGCAAAGACAAATTGACAACCAGTACCCTATACTCAAAGATCCGAATATGCAGAAAACCAGCATATATCAAAAAGCGCTGCAAGAAGCGGCACCCCTCCTGCAAAAGCAGCAGCAGGCCGCATGGCAGAGAGAACAATGGCAGCAGCAGCTTACACGGCTCGTAAACAGCGCAGGCTGGAGTGTCGGACAGCCGCCACCTATGCCGCAGCCGTCGTCAGTGCCGACAATGCCGCAGCAGCCGACGGTACCGATGCCGCCTGTAATGCCGACAATGCCGCAGATGCCGATAATGCCGACTGCTGATCCTAATCCGCCGCCGACAAGCCCGCTCTATAAGCCAATATCGCTTAATACTGATTATGATTTGATTAATACAATTAATGCCGCACCGCAGCCCGTAGTGCCGCCGTCAATTACTGAGCCGCAGATGCCGATAACGCCGCCAGCGGTTAAGCCGTATAGTTATACTACCGAGAATCCGTATGTTAGTGCAGCAATAGGCCCAGCGTACAGAGATACAACAATAACGCCTGAACAGGTGGATTTAGCACAACATATCGCATCGCCGTTGTCAGGAGCGGTTATCGGAGGGCTGGCAGCGGGACCGGTAGGCGCAGTGCTGGGAGCTGTCGGCCCGGAAATTGTAACACAGGCGAAAAATTTGGGTATTGCTGCAATTAAAGGCGAGAAGTATGACCCGCGAGCAATGAGAAGTTTTACCGAAATGGTACCGGAAGATAAACCATGGCCGCTGAAAATAGGGGCTGCAGTTGCGGAGTTTATCGGCGATATAGTGGCGGGAGCGAGCGTGGATAAGGCGCTCATAGCGGGCGGGCGCGGCGTGCTGAAATCTATTAATGAGAATACGCTGAATGTGCTGGCTAATGCAATGAGGAGAAAGGGATGGAGCGAACAGAAAGTCGGCGCAACTGTCGCTAATATACGCGGTAAAATACAAAAGTTTAATGCAGAAGGCGTGGTGAAAAGTAATTTGTTTGTACGGAAACATAAAGCAGATGTCATGCCGTATGAGGATGCAACGGAAGACCTGCAGAATGAAATCAGCGCTATAACAGGACAAGAAATTATAATACCGACGGCGGCAGCTGAAACGGAGATGCCGACAGCGGTAAGTACAGGACTGCGGCGGACAGGGATGCAGCCGGTAGAAAATGTGCCCCCGCCAATGGTACCGCTGACGGCGGAAGAGCTGAATGCGCTGTATGAACCTAATGTGCCGCATAGAACGCTGAGACGGAGAGAAGCACCGCCGACAGAGCCGAAAAAAGCCGTACCGACGGCGGAAGAGCTGAAGGCTGCATATGAAGCCGAACAGGCGAATATGTACCGCGATATGAGAACAAATGCACAGGATTTAGCTGAGAATATGAACCTGGATGAACCTGATTTTGTCAACAAGGCAGCAAATTTTCTCGCTAAACGGTACCCAGAGATAGCACATGACGAAATTAGAAGTACAGTGCAGCAGTATTATGATAAAACATTAGAGGCTAATAATACAGCTAAAGAAGTGCTGGAAAATAACCTGTTAAATGCTACCGTAAAAGATAAAAGCGCTGCTCATAAAAAGCTCGCTCAACAGGAAAAAATAAACAGCAAACCTAAAACCGTAAAGCCTGTAAGAAGCGTTGTGCTGAAGCCCGCGGTAAGAAAAGTCAGCGACAGAGTTATTGATGAACTGCGCTACGGCGACGAGATGTATGCCGACATGATTAAAACTGCCGACGATATGATTGGAAGTAAACGTCCGCGGGATGAAATAGCTGCCGAAATGATTAAAATGGGCGGGAAAAGCGCAGCATCTAAAGTCGTTGACGTGTTAGTTGACCGACCGAAAGAGTATGCTGGTTTCTATGCGAAGCTGCTCGCAATGGAAGGGACTACGGATAACAGAATAATGACGATAATGAGCGAGCTGTGGAATGAAGAGACTATTAAGGACGCAATAAACAGTATTGACAAGGATTCAAAAATACCATCAAACGCTGAAAGATCAAAGGCTGCACGCACAGCGAAAGAACCTGTGAAAGAGGAAGAAGCCGTAATACAAAAGACGGATGAAACTGAAACACCTGATAAAGGAAGCGAATACACCGAAGATGACCTGGAAAAAGAGCTGGAAGAGATAAGGCAGCGGAAAGAACTTGATGCAAGAAAAGCTAAAGCAGCCGCAGAAAGAGAAATGGCTGAGAAAGTTAAGAAGATGCCCGCAGTCGCTGAGTTTAATATTAGCCGAATTGAGAAAAAGCCAGCAGAATATGCGGCCGCAGTAGCTAAAGAATTAAAGAAGCTCGGCGCTGATACAGAACAGGCGTTTGACGTAATGTATAATGAGCAAATGCTCACATCCGATATGCCGCAAAAGACGGTTAAGAAGGCAATAAAGGAAGCGTACGGCGCACCACAAACTGAACCTGAAAAAATAACAGAAGAAATACCAAAAAAGCCCGCAGGCGAAATTAAAAAAAAGGTAAAGAAAAGTAAACCTGACGGGGAACTTACCGTAAATCAAAAAAAAAAAAGTAAAAACGTAAAATTGTCTTCACTAGGCGCAGGCCCGATGCAGGATTTGTATAATGTTCTGCAGAAACGGCTGTCCCGTTTCGCCGTAGAACCAGAAGGCCCTGACTGGGGAAAAGTGCGGTCATCAGGATATGAAGGCAGACAGGAAGAACTGAAAGCTAAAGCGTTTAGAGAGCTGGAAGACCCTAATAATCCCGCATTCACAAAAGAAAGTCTCAAAGATAAAGTCTATCGTAATTATGTGAATAATACGCATACAGTGGAAAAAGATCTTAAAGCGGCAGGATATCCGCAGATAGCTCTCATGGTGCGGAATATGAAAGGTATACGCGCAGTCGTTACGCAGGTTGTGCAGAACGGGACGTTTACGTATACCGGAGACGGGAATGTCAGAATTACAGGCGAAGGGATTATTCCCGTTTATGAAGGCGTAAGTCATGAGTTCGGGAAAGAGGGCGTCGAAGATTTGGATTCCCTGCTGGCCGCACAGAGATTAAAAGAAATGTATGAACGCAGGACGCAGGGACAGGGACAGATGACTCAAAAAGAAGCGCAGGCAATGCTGGAAAGCGGGATTGACGCACCGATTGTTACCGCAGCACAGTATAAGTGGGCGATGGGGGAGATCGAACATATTAAAGAAAAATATAAAGGCGAATACAGAAAAATGCTCTCATACGCCGCACGCACACGCGATTTCTGCAGAAGATTACTGGATACCGCAGTTGACTGTGGAGTCATTAGTCCTGATGCCGCATCCGATATGGGAAGCAGGAATAAATATTACGTGCCACTCAATCGCGAGTTTGCAGAACATGAAAAAGTGCCGTATAAGAGATTAACTCATATCAAAGGGTCAACAAGGCCGATAAAAGAGATGCTCGGAAATATCGTACATTATGCTGATTTCCTTATGCGTAAATGCAACAGAAACAGGCCGCTGCAGGAACTAGCTAAACTGGCTGAACTGATGCCTGAAAATGTGCGCGTAGTTGATGACAGCGACAGCAAATATAAACTCAATGTCTTCGTTGACGGGGAGAAAAAAATAATAGAATTATCCCCGCATTTTTACAGCGCTTTCACCGACTGGGAACGTCCTGTGCTGCAGGGCGGGATACTGAAACTCTTAGCGCTGCCGTCAAGAATGCTGAGGGCAACGGCAACGACGTATAATATTGCGTTCTCTATTAATAATTTTATGCGGGATTTTCAGGAGATGATAGCAACAGGCAGACATTATTCCCCGACTGGACTGCTGGGCGCAATGAAAGATATCATTAATAAAAATGAGCTGTTTCAACAGTATTTGGCGTCAGGAGCGTCTATGGGAGGACTGTCGGCTAATCAGTTAAATACGCATATACGTATTGTGGACGAATTTAATAAGGTTAATACGACAGGGAAAGTTATGCGGTTCGGGAAAATGCTGGTTTATCCGTTTACTAAAACAGGCGAAATTATACGCGAAATGAACGAGAAAATTGAAACCGCACTGAGATATAATGTTTTTAAGGCTGATGTTAGGGCAGGAATGTCTCATTCCGAAGCCGCTGTGGACAGCGCTGACTGTACCACAGATTTTAGGCGCGCAGGGAATCAGCAGATGCGGTTCCTTAATGTGTTTATACCATTCATGAATGCCAGAATACAGGCGACCGACCGATGGGCGCGCAGCTGGCTGGAAGCGTATAAACGCGGCGGGAAACAGGGACTCGCAGGCAGAATATGGCGCATGATGGCGCTTAGCGCAGGGTTCACCGCGTTAACCGCAGGATATACTATACTCACATCTAAAGAGTCGATGGATGAAATACGAAAAGAGTACTGGGAACTGCCCAGCTGGCAGAGGAATTTGTTCGGGAATATCCGTATCGCGAAAAACAGATGGATAAAAATACCAAAAGGGCTGGACGTGATGCTCGGCGGCAATATTTTTGAGGGGATGGTTTACGGCGAAAAAGGATGGCAGCCGATAGTCAGGACGCTGCAGAGTTTGTTCTTTGACGAGATTATTCCTGCGATGTTTCCCGCAAAGAACTGGGTCAAAGGAAATATCGGCAACCCGATAGCTGAACTGATATATGAAAACGCAGCTAATTATAATTATTTCAGGCAGGCTTATCTCTACCCATCGTACCTCGAAGCAACTGAGCCGAGATACAGGTATACCGAGTATACGTCCGCAGCCGGGAAGTATATAGGAGATAAGCTCAATGTATCGCCCGCAAAAATCGATAATGCTATGTATAAGATATTCTCGGGCGTGTGGACGCCACTAGCAACGCTGACAACGCTTATAGCAAAGAAACGCAGCGGTGCGAAATTGTCCCTTAAAGAAGTGCCGCTTATATCCCAGCTGGTAAGAGAAACAACAGGTTCCGCCAGCAGCAGTTATCATACAATGCTTGAAATGCATCAGAAACTTAAAGAAGCTGTCAACGGGATGAAGAAACGGATATCCGAAGGAGATGACAGCGAAGCTGACGTCTATATGACGGTTAAAGGGATATTCAATTATATTGACAGAGGAAAAAACGAAATTAAAAAGCTAAGAAAAACGCTCGATACGATACGCGATGATACTAATATGAGTAATGCTGATAAAGAAAAAGATATTGAGACTATTAATGATATGATTATCCAGAAAGCACGCGATATTATTATGAGCGCAGCAGAAATCTCTGAAACGAACAGGCAGACTAATAAGAAGTTCCCTAAACTATCATTGACAAATCCAACAATGAAATAAAATGTTGTAAAAATTTGGAAAATGTGGTATAATAGGAGCAGAAAGTGTGTTCGTACAAAGTTGTTCCTATCTAGGGCATCTCATGCCGAATACATTTTTTCTCTCAATGGCGCCGAGTCTAAACAACTCGGCGGAAAATTATAAAAGTTGAAATATAGTGAGTGCGAGTTAGAATCTTCACTAAGATATTAAAGTCTGGTGCTGATCACATCATTAACCTAGATATCACTGAATGAAAGTGTCGCCATCGCAAAAATCACTAAAAGAATAGTTGGTTAGATTTTTTTAGGAGATAGATATGGCTATTACAGTGATGAATAGGTTGACCGTAGTCCAAGAATATTTGGAACGGTCTTTGTTGAGAACTGCAACGCCTAAACTCGTTTATTATCAGTTCGGCGAGAAGCATCCTCTGCCAGGCGGACAAGGTACAACGATAGCGTTTTCGTCTTACAGGCCGCTTGAGCCAAGATTGACGCCGCTCGTAGAAGGATCCGAAACCGGCGGAATCGCCGCAGGTAAGGCGCTCGATATGAATAAACGGAATGCAACGGTGCAGGAATACGGCGATTATGTCAATATCAGCGAATTGGCAGGGATTGTGTCTATTGACCCAGGAGTTAAGGGCGCTATGACGCAGTTAGGGAATCAGTTCGCTAGTTCGATTGACGCAGTCGTGATGGATAAGGTAAGGCTCGGATTCAGACGTATGTGCGCAATGGGGACGTCCGCAACTGATATTACAGGGACAATTGAAAGCGCATCTTCGCCAACTAGTTTCGTGCTGCATTTTGCCGCGTTAGACGCGAACTGGAAATTAGCTAACGGGTTCGCTAATGGAACGTTAACGATACTGGATCAGATGGATACGTGTTATGCATGGACGGTACGGATTAAGACGTCTGCTGCCGCTGCAGGATCCGACACAGCCGGATGGAATGTCGCAGTGCAGACTTATGACACTACCGATACGTATCAGCTGTATGATTCAGTGGAAACGTACAGGCCGCTGCCTAGAACGCCGTTTGCCGGCAGCGTAATTGCCGTGTCTAAACCTGATGCGTCTATTACAACGAAAGGGCTGAGTTCCAGAACGCTGGATTTGGCGAAACTAAGATTGTCAGAGGCGCTAGCTAATCCGTTGTCGGACGGGCATTTTGTGTGCCTTATTGACGACCAGATGGAATTCGACTTTATGTATGACCAGAAGTGGGTTGCCGCAGCTACTTACAGTAATGTTAAGTTACTGTACCAGGGCGAGCTGGGAACTTGGAATAATATAAGGTTCGTGAAGTCTGACAGGTTAGCCAGAGAGAATATTGACGGAACGTATAATCCTCGAGGCGAGTACAGAATAGCTACTCTGCTGGGAGGTAACGCATACGGGATAACTGAACTGGCCGGTGACGCGAAACGCATAACCGTAATGAGCGCACGCGATCTCGGGCAGAAGATACCGATGACTTCGTCTATATCATGGAAAACAGGGTTTACCGCATCGCCGCTGAACTCAGTCTGGGGAATAAATATCGTGTGCGGCGCTAATACCGCAGCAACAATAGCAGAGACTGGGACCAGACATGCTTACGCGCTCGGAATGGAGTTCGCTGAAGCGTTGAAGGACTTTATGACAATTAATAAAGGTAAGGCTGTTTCTAAAGCAAATTAGCAGATAACGCTCCTGTTATTATATATGTCTTGTTGCTAATCACAATAAGACATGCCAATATCAGCTTGTGTATGTATGTGTGTGCATGTGTATCGCAGGCTGATATTGGAAATGCAGACTAAAAAAGCATATATTTAGAATGTCAAATAAAAAGCTGAAATTACAGTGTAAACTGTAACAACAGAGTAACCCGCATTAGCAGGCGATACTAATGCGGGTTACACATTTTTTTTATCGCACAAAATTATTGAGAGAGTACAAAACATGTCTAGACAACTGCCGAAAAAAACCGCAGAAACTTTCCATCAAAAATTATCCAATTTAACGTTTAAAGATGAACGGCTGGCATCCGAAGTGCTGGAAAACGAAATCGCTTATTATCTGCTTACTAATGCCGAAGGTTATGAACAAATTTTTAGTTATATGTTGTCCAGCTTAAAAGCTGAATATTTTCAGTTCAAATCGCCCCGAACCATCTTTAACTGGGTTAAGTCTAGATGGATGGATGACGCTATGGCAGATAAGCCGAGCTCTAAATTTATGCTGGAAGCGTTTGTTGATGTTCGGGAAAAGCTTGGTATTTCACACGAAGATATTAGCAAAATTCTGAACAGTGGAAATGAAAAGTTTGTTTTGAATGCACGACCTTTCTGCGACGACCTCGTGGAGCTGTGGAAAGAACGCAATATGCGAAATATCTGCCTGTCAGCCGCTGAGGAAATAGAAAAAAGAATCGAACCTGTTGAGTATTATGCAGCTATACTGTATGAAGAAGTAACTAATACGATGCAGGGCGTGACCGAAAAGGAGGCGCTCGGCGGCTTCGTACCCATAGGCAGTATGAACGCTGAACGAATTGAACATTATAAAGTGCTGCGCGAACGCGGTAGCGATGTCAGCGGGCTGCCTAGCGGATATAATGATTTGGATGTGTTAACCGCAGGGATGCATCCAGCGGAACTGATTATTCTCGGCGGAAGGCCCGGTATGGGAAAGACGGCGCTCGCACTCAATATCGCCGCGAATGTGTGCGTTAAAGGTGATGTGCCGTGTGCGTTCTTTTCCCTCGAAATGAGTAAAACGGAAGTCTATGACAGAATACTGGCGTTAATGACTAGAATTTTTCATTTTAAGTATCGTACGGGGAAGTTCTCTAACGAAGATATGGCAAAAATAGAAGAAATAATGGAAACAAGAATTAAAAGCGCGCCTCTGTATATTAACGATAACGGAGATATGAATGTTTCCGATATTTATATGAAAATGAAGCTGCTCAAACAAACATTAGCGCTGCAAGGAAAGAATATCGGACTAGTTATCGTAGACCATCTGCACAGGATAGCTATACCTAAATATACGTCAGACGATAACCGCTCAGCAATTATCGGAGATATGGCTCGCATGCTTAAAAACGCCGCTAAAGATATGAATGCGCCGCTGCTGCTGCTCTCTCAGCTGGCACGCAAAACCGAAAGTTCTAAACGGCAGGATAAAAGGCCTGTGCTGTCCGATTTGAGAGAATCGGGAGCAATAGAACAGGAAGCGGATTTAGTAATGATGATGTACCGGGACTCGTATTATAAGGTACAGAAAAAAGATGATAATGACGATAAATATGGGCAGAAAGTAGCCAGTAGAATAGACGATGAAGAAGATGTCGTGGAAATTAATGTCGTTAAGCAGAGAAACGGCCCGCAGGGGACAGTTAAAGTGTTGTTCGAGCCGAAATATATGCAATTTTCTAATTTAGAACCTAACAGGAGAGAGGAAATTAAATGAAAAAATTTTTTAAGCTGACACCAATACTAGGCGAAGGCGGGAAAGAAAAAGAAGTGACAGCAGTGTTTTGTACGGATTATCTGAGATATGTGCAGTTTATGGACGGTTATACCCAGATATGGTATGACGGAGGCAGCGGCGTTGAAAGAATGCGCGTTAAAGAGTCGCTAGATGAAATAATGGATTTGATTAATGCCTAAACTGGAAGAAATTGTACCTATAACTTATGACGAGTATATGCGGCGCAGCGGGATTGATGTTAAGAAACTTAACCATAGACAGCTCGCCGTGTTAGCCGAACAGAAAAAAAGGCTGGACGAGCAGCAGGAAAATTACGGCATATGTTATTATAAGCCGCAGCCGTATCAGGAAGAGTTTCATAAGTCTAATGCTAAGTTCAGACTCATTATCGGCGGAAACCAGACAGGGAAAACTGAAAACTCTACCGCAGAGGCGCTGAGGCTGATACTAGGGATCGATCCCTACGGGAAACATAAAAGATGGAAAGGACATGTGTCAGGAAGGGTTATAGCTAACGGACTGGGTGCAGCTATCGGGAATGTATTGATGCCCAAATACAAAAAACTGCTCCCAATGAGCGAAGTACTCAGGATTAAAAATTATTCTAAAGAGCAAGTTTGGAATACGATATACTTCAAAAACGGATTTCAATTCACGCGCTCGCATGGAGCGCGACTAAAATCTGCTGAAAAAATCTCAGGCGT